AGTTATACTTCAACAACTCTTCCAGGATTTATAAATTATGTTGGAGTTTATGGTGACTCTAATAGAATGAAAGGTGAACAACTTCCAAACTCCGCATTAACTGCAGGAAAAGAAATGATTGATGCAGGAGTTATTTTTATAGCCGCTGCAGGTAATTCCAATCAAAAACAAGTTAGTTCTGACCATCCAGATTACAATAATTATTGGTCTACAGGTTCAAGTATTACAACTTTAGCATCATCAACACATTTGGAATTTTCCGTTAGTACTCTTAATACAACTAACAGAAGAGGATATCCTCAACAATTGGGATCATATACTGATGGAAATGGTAATAGAATTTATCCTGTGATTAATATTGGAGCCCTTGATGATGCATTTGATTCAAGTGGTAGAGAAAGAAAAGTTAATTATAGTGATATGGGAAATGAAATCGATTGTTATGCACCCGCTGATGGCACTCTAAGTGCAACCAATTCTACTAGTGGATCTTCTAGACCAGATACTTATACAATAGGAAATCCAACCGCTACTGATACTGGAGTCACTGGAATTTGTCTTGCAAGTAGTGAACTTAGTGGAACTACATCTTTTAGAACACTTTTAAATAGTGCAAAGAGAATTACTACTAATGCTAGTTCTGGTACAGTCAGTAATCTAACCCTAAATTTATTAGGTGCTGGATCTCTTACATCCTCCACAGTTCCAACGGGCAACAATGACGATGGTTATTGGACATTAACTTTACCATTTAATGTAGAATTTGCAGGAATTACTACAAATATAGTCTATCCAGGAACGAATACATACATTACTTTTACTGGAGGATCCGCAAATTATTCTGGATTAAGTTTCTCAAATCCGGCTTTCCCTAAGATTATGATTTCTTGTGCAGACAATTCCGCACAAAGAATTTATTATGGTCAAGAAGGAACTTCGCCTAATTCCACATATAGAATTAGATGGGAAGGCACCGCAGCAACTAGTGGAACATTGGGGTCACCTAATATGGTTTATGAAGCAGTGTTTTATGAGAATGCTCCAAGTCAAATCGATATACATGTTGGAGTGAATGCAAGAGTTTCTACCACTGGTACTTTAACTTCATATGACGCAAAATTTAGTGGAACAAGTTCTGCATGTCCAGTTGCTTGTGGATTAATCGCAACTAAATTGCAGTACAATCGCACTTGGACTTGGCAGGATGTTAGAAATTGGCTAAGAAATAGTGTAGGAACTGCTAACACTTCAACACCACAATTTTTCACAGGGGTTGAATCTGTTACAGCAAATGATGCCAACTGGGCAAATGTTAATAGTTTAGAAGGTGGAAGTCCTATCGTTATTTGGGATGCATTAACTGGCAATGAACCTTTCCAGGGAACACTAAGTATGAGTAATGTGTCTTTTAGAGGTTTTGTCACAAAATAATATAAGATTGATAAATAAGCCGCCCAAATAATCTAGAACGATGAAAAGATTAGCACTTATCTTTTCGTTATTCCTTACTACTCCTGCTTTTGCTGGTGAAATCACATCAAAAATCACTGACTCAATTCAATTAAGCGTTCAGGGTGCAGCGGTACAATCTGAAAGAGTAGGTGCCTCATATGCAGCCTCAGGCACCAATATTAATGTAACAACTCTTGGAGGAGTTGGTGGAGCAGGTTCCTATGCGATCAACACAAACGGACAAGCATTTAGTTTCTCTGAAACATCAATTACTGCAGATGTTGATGTTACCTCTCAGTCGGCAGCTTCTGGAACAATTGCTTCTCCCAACCTTTATGGCAACTCTACTACTCAGTTAGGTGGTTCTGCAGGTTCTCTTGCAGGTACTCTAAGTGGAATTGGAGTCCCTACCGTAACTGCTGGTGGTCCTGGATCGACTGCAACAGCACAGCGTAGCGTTGAGTTAAGCGTATTCAAGTGAGACACATAACTCTCGGACTGGTTGCAGTCTTGGGAGTTATAAGTCCCTCATATGCTGGACCCGTAACTCCCAACTTCACCAGTGGGACCATTACCTCAGAAACAAAAACACGCACTGAAGTTATCGAAACTATCAGGCAAATAGAATATACTACTGGAACATCTTATACAGTAACTGGCACCAATATCAATATACCAGGAACTCCTGCTCCTGGTATGAATTACACAATTCAAACTCAAGGTGCTCCATTCCAATTTAGTGAGACTTATTTGACTCCTGGAGTGGCAAAAGAAACATGGATAGATCGCAAAACTACCGAAGATTCGGTAACAAATTCAATATCAGTCTTTACACAATAACTGGAATATTATTATTAACACTTGCAGGTTCCACAAGAAGTAAAGCACAACAAGCACCAAGCAATACAAATATTGCAGGACCCTCAGCATCTGCGACTGGTAATGTAACAAACCAGGCAGTTCAGGTGCTTCAGGGTCCTTATGCTCTGAATACTTTTGGTGGTGGAGTTTCTTGTCAGGGTCCTACAATGAGTGTTTCACCATTTATATTGGGAAATACAAATGCAAGTCAGGATCCACAGTCATTCCAAACATATAGTGGAAATGCTGGTATCTCTCTTGGATTTAATTTCCCTTTAGATGGTTCATTGCAAGAACTTTGTAAAGCAAGAGCTCGCGTAGAGATTACAAGACAACAAGCAGAAGCAGATAAAGCAAGACTTGATTTTGAATTAGTTAGATTACTTAAGTGTGGTGAAGCACTAAAGAGTGGAATTTCATTTCACCCAGAGAGTCCTTATGCAAAAATTTGTGCTGATATTGTTGTGAGATACCCACGAGTACAGGATGTAACAAATGGAAATAAAACCAATACAAATAAAAAGTAATCCTCCACCTATCATTCCAACGATAGAACCTCCTGTCACTCGCAGAACAGAACAAACTGTGATACCTCAAGTTGATATGCCAATCATCAATATACCAGATACTACTGTAAAGTATCCAGTGATTGATGTTCCAACTCAAGAAGAGTTTGATGCTGCAGTCAGAGCAGAACAGAAGAAACAAGAAGAAGCACAAGAAGAAAAGACCAGAGGACTTCCTGATACTAAACCAGTTCTACCACAGGTTCAAGTTCCTGTTCAAAATACTCAAGATAATCGGAATTTATCCGATCAACCCACTACAAGTACTCAAATAGGAGCACCTGAAATTCAAGTTCCCATATTGGGTGCTGTTCCTGTACCAACAAATAAGGAGGTTGCATTAGCAGGAACCACTGCTGTTGCTGCAACTGCTGCTGCGATTCTGGGAAAATCTGCTGTAGAGTTTCTACTCAAGTTCTTTAAACCAATAGCAAATCAATTATTTGTTCGTGGTAAGAAACTTTTAAATAAGGACTTAACTGATTATGAGTTGCAGATTTTCTTTGCTTTTGAAAAGGATCGTCAAATGAAAAAAGTTACTAAACTTCTGAAGAAAGAACAAAAGAAAGACAAACAAAGACAGTACAAAGAATTTCACAACAAATAATCAATACTTACCCTCTACACAATAATCTGATTTTTTATTTGGCGTATATTCCTTATGTCCTTCTTGTGGTTTCATCCAACCACATCCAATTAACCATTCCATCGTCATCGGAGTGGGTCTTACCTGCTCCCAGAGTGGTCCTTTAGCACACATCTCTAGGTGCTTTGTCGTTTGACCAGACTGTTCCTCTGCCCAGTTAGCATCCGCTTCCCATGGCACAGCACGACTTTGGCCCATGCTCTCATAAGCAAGTCTAGTATTCTTCATGACCCAAGATGGTATTTCATTATCTTGATGTACCTGTGCCATAAATGAGGTCTCTATACCACCACCCATACAATCCTGAACAACATGCCACCCTTCATGGCGCATAGTTCCTAGAAACTCTCTAGGATCTTTAAGTAGTTCTTCATTTACAAAGAAACGATTGTACTTTGGTTTATATAATCCAACTGTTCTTCGAGTAAAATATCTCTCTGGAGCAACATAAACGGGAACTTTTACTTTATCCAGAGCAACAAGAATTGATTTAATCTCACCTCTAAATGAATCAAATTCTTTTCCAGATATGATCAAAGAGTCTGGGGTTAGTTTTTCAATTCCTTCAGTACATTCCAAAAGAATCATACAACCCATTGCAGCAGCACTATACGGAGGTACAGTTGGTTGTTGTTTGAGTATTTTTTCCGCATTTGATGGAAGAACTAAACCCAATGATAGTCCAATTGCCGTGAGGAGTTTTTTCATTCTCGTCCCTCTTGATGATGTATCCAAACTTTCAAATCTTTTACATACTTTCTTAAGATTTCTGCTTGTGATAGGTGCCACTCTTCTTGTGTATCTAGATGCAGTTTTACATGAAGATCGACCGCATCTAGACACTTTTTAATTACAGGATTCCAGGGTTCCCGTATAGGAGTGTTCCATTCTCTGGGCATAATACCTCATTATTTTTTCTTACCACCGTTCTTTGCTTTCTTAGCAGATGCATTTCCCTGATTCTGTTTGGAGTTCTTTTGACCTCCAGCAGAACCATTCTTACCTTTGTTTGCAGATTTGCTCATCAGGCTCCTGTGCGAGGTTGAACGAATCCTTCCTCTAACGCTTCAACTCTTTCTTCAAGACTTGTAACAGGTGCTTCTGGTTCTGGAGCAGGTGGTTCTGGTGGTGTTTCTACAAACTCTTCTCTTTTTGGTTCTTCTTTCTTTTCATCTTCTTCATCACCACCTTTTTTCATTGTATTGATGCCAAAAGTGGCAGCAGATGCAGTGAAGACTGTCGCAATAAATGTGGGATCCATCTTAGATAGAGTACCAGCATAACTTGCGGTAAGGAGAGCAGCAGACCAACCCAAAATACATATACGAATTAGTTGTCCCATAGCATTTTCGTTTTTCTTATTAGTCATCAGTCCGTGTGATGATGTCCTTCTTATTTATGATTTAGAACCTAAATTTAACTTTTGCAGCAACAGAATTGTTAGTAACTCCGTTGTTTACACCATGAGAACCCTCAACAAATAACATTTCTTTATAATCTACAGAAGCAGTTACATCATAAGAACTATCAGTTCCATAAGAACCTTCTACACTGACACCAAAGAGATCCTTTTTCTTACCACCAAAACGAGTTTCTAGTTTAAGTCCCGCTTCACCAATGTGTGTGGTTTGATTAAACTCACCAACATTTCTAGCAGATTCTGAAGAACCAGTTTCAGTGTATGCGTTTCTCTTTACATTCTGAACAGTATAACCAACAAATGGTTTTACTGATTTATTGAGATGCCAGTATAAACGATTAGAAATCCACCATTCGGAACCAGTTGTTTCACCAGCATTATTAAAG